CTATATCGCGATTGTCGTCCAGTCCTTCCCGCGGTCGTCGTTGTAGCGATCGGTCTGCTGCTGTGACTTGTGGCCGAGCAACTTTTTAGTGTCAATTCCCTGTTCCTTATAAAGACGTTCCGATAGCGATCGCTGCTCATGGAATGTCGCCGGCGTTCCTTCCCTCCAGTCGATCCCTGCCTTATCCCGGGCCTTACTAAAATTCATTGTGAGTGTGTTCGCTTTAACCTGGGCACCACGCTCTGCTTGCGACGTTGCCCTGAAAAAATGGACAAGGTAAGGGCTAACCGCATAATCACGACAGCGCGATATAACATCCCGCAAACTCCAGTTGATGGCGTTCAGGCGGAGCGATAACGGGATCGCGATTTTGCTTCCTGTTTTCTCCTGAATAATGTGCAGCTGATCATCCCAGACATCGCTAAATTTCATCCTCGAAATATCACCCAGGCGTTGGCCGGTTACCAAAGCCAGCAACATAGCGTTACCCATATATTGGTGGTTGGCGTCTGCAATCTCGAAAATCCGCTGCCATTCCTCAAGGCTAAGTCGCTGCCGGGTGATTCTACGTCTGGGCTTTTTAGTGGCTGACGCAGGATCGTAACCCGGGGGAACCTCACCTGCGTGTTGCGCCTCTTTAAATATATCGACCAAAACGGTTCGAATAACCTGAGCCATTCTCGCCTGACCCGCCGCAATATATTCATCAAGAATTTGGGCGATATCGCGTACATCAACGGATGGCAACAATTTCATACCAACGCGTTCACGCAGTAGAGCCGCTGGCTTATTTTTTTGTTTGAATGTGTTTAATTTAATATCACCTGAAGCCAGGCGCTCTTCCTGAATTTTCCAGTATCGGTCGAGCCATGTTGAAACCGTGATCGCTTTTCCTTTGCTTGTGGCGATCCTGTCACTGATCGCCAAAATCTGCCGGGTTCTCTGTTCTGCCAGACGCGCGTTTGCCTCAGTAGCAATCGCAATGGCCTCCACTTCGTCAGTGCCCAGCGCATGGAACTTGCCGGTGATTGGATGCTTATAGCGCCAGTAAACCTTGTTCACCTTCCTGCTGTAGAGAGGGTAAAGGTTCGGGACAGAGACATTGTTTTTACGTGGTCTGGCAGCCATCGTTCAAAATCCTTTGCAGCAATATGGAGTCGTTCTTCTTAACTACCGGCGCGGCCAGTTCCCCTACCAACTCAGCATCCTCACGAACGCGCCATAAGCGGCCCTGCTTCATTGCTGGTGGAGAAAACTGGTTCTGTTTCGCATAACGTCGAAGTGTCGACACGCTTGGAGGGTTGCTTCTGTATTTTTCAGCGGCCCACTCTTCGAGAGTTAACATCTGGATCATATGCTTTACCTCATAATGGCCCAGTAACGGGCCATTGGCTGAAATATTCTAATCAGATTGCTGTCAGGCGCTGCCAGATAGCCGAAACGTATTTGACCTGGTGACGGGCGTCCGCCAGAGCGTTGTGCTGATCACCCTCAAAAGGGATTTCATATCGAGAGTTCAGCCCAATAGCTTTGCCCAGTTCGACGACGGTACGCACGTCCCGGTAGTTCCAGTGCGGGATCGGGAATGGTGTGTCGGCCAGCTCGAATGCCGCTTCCAGAAGAGAACAATCAAACGAACTACCATTCCCCCAGAGCTGAACACTCCTCGACCCGTTAGCCGCGTTTTCAGCAATGAAATCGAGGAACTGCTCAAGCGCTTCCACCAGACCGACCGTATCATCCACCACGATTGCAGATCGGGCTTCCGGCGATTGCTTCAGCCACCAGAGGATGGTGCTGGCGTCCGGCCTGGCCCCGAAAGACATCGACGATTCGAGGTTAATCACCTGGTAAAACTCTGCCCCAGCCTTACCGGTTGACGGATCGAAGAATACTGCACCAACTGAAACGATCGGTGCGCCTGGCTTTTTACCCATGGTTTCGAGATCCACCATCAGGTGCGTGAACATGGTTTGCGGATTTGAGGTGTCAGCCCCCAGCGTCTCCAGTTCCTCTTTCAGATCCCCTTCCATCGCCGCATAGGTTGCATTGCCAACCGCGGCGCCACAGTCAGGGCAACCGCCACAGCCGGTGCAAACAGTCTCAGCTACGGCATCTGTTTGCGGATCAGTTGCATCAACGCTTTCGCCAGGCGGAACCGCGTCACCAGTTTCTCCTTCCGCCGGGTCAGTCTCTTCCATCTGCACATCGCTGGTGGTCTCCTCTGTAACCGATGAACGGTCATCATTTTCTGGTTGTTTTTCGTTCATCAGGCCTTCGATGGAGAACATGCCGTCACCGAGGTTTGCGACCTGTGGCTGGCTGGTAGCGGCGTTCGCCCACTTCGGCAGGGTCTGCGTTTCAGCTTCACTCTCATCAGCGAGTTTCTGCTCACCCGCCTCTGCCCATTTCGGCAGTGGATGTTCTTCAGCAGTTTGGGTTTCCTCAGGTTGTGTGGCCGGGAGAGGCAACAGCTCAGTTGCAGCGTTGAATTCAGCTGTCATTGTCCGGTTCACGAACTCCAGATGCGCAGCAGGCGTCAGGTGGATATTCTCCGGCGCAATGCGCACCAGGTTGAAGATGGCCGCGCGGTTCACTGCCAGAATGCCGGGCTGATTACGCAGGATCTTGCTCCATGACTTCCAGTCTTCCTCTTTATTCGACACTATCTCTTTCGCGCGACGGAGAATGCCGCCCGGGATCTCCTGATGGTTGAAGTCCATCGGAAGCAGGGCGCAGGCGATCTCCAGATCAAGGGTATCCAGGGTATGGTGCGCATCAGAGCTGCGGTCAGTTACATACCCGCCGTCGGCATTGGTCCCAGCGTCAGTACGCTGCACGAGGTTAATGCGGTTGCCGGCGAGCCATTCACGCGTCAGGATACCGCGGTCGATATATGGGGTGGTTACCCATGCCTTTGTGAACTGCAAAAGCAGGCCCAGCTCATGGCGCTTTTCCATGCTGAACACTTTGCGGATGGCGTTCGTGTAGCGCCAAAGATCTTTGGTGTCGAAAGCCTTAACTTCTGCAAAATTTTCAGCAGCGAGCAGCAGGTCCTGGACATAACCATTGTCGGTATCCATTTCCAGTGCGTGCAGCTCTGCATTCTCGCTGCGGGTGATGTGGTGGCGCAGTTCGTCTACCGTCAGCTGGGCAAGCAGCTGTTTGCGGAAAGGCATTTTGCAGACGGGGTAGTGGGCACCACCATCATCATGCTCGCTGATCTTCAGGCCATGTTCATACAGAGGTTTTGGGGCTTCATCCTTGGCTGGAAGCTTGCCGCTCTTCCAGTCCTCAACCAGCTGGTTACGATCCTCGGCGTTGATCCAGCCCGACATGAAGGCGGCCAGAAGCCCGGATTCGTGTTCTTTGTCCTGCGGGAAAACGTCTTTGACGGCCTGCACCAGTTTCCACTCGGCATGCAGGCTGAGATCGCTAATATCAGCTACGTCATTTTTGGCCTGCAGCAGATTCTGGAAGTAAGCATTTCCCTCATCGGTCGTCAGTTCGTTTGCGACGATCTGCTGTTCCTGGCTGATCTCCGAAACGTATTTGTCACCCAACAGATGGACGGCGAAGCGGACAGCCGGGGTGCGGTTTTCAAGCATGGAAGTGCTGCAGGCATTTGCAGTATCAGCGGAGGTTACCGTCGCGGCAGGGTTATCTGCATCGCTGGGGACTGCTGGCAGAGTGTGGCGCGGGGTCACAAATTTGGCACGTAACTGGTCTAAGGCATAAGCCGGTTGCTGTTCTTCGGCAGTCGCTGAATCAGAGGTTTTGCTATCGGGGATCACGTTCCATGTGCGCTGGTCGTCGGCCAGGGCGTAGCGCTTACAGAACTCAAAGCAGACGGAGCCTTCCTCTGGCAGAGCGTTAATAACTGGCATGTCGGTGCGGACAGGCTTGGCGTAGTCCTTACCGCGGCCAGTTTCGATGCCAGCATCTTCCAGTGCAACATCGAGTGTCAGGGCTGCGCGCGCTTCGCTTTTCGCCGTGAACCAAATCACTGCATCTTGCTTACCTGATTTCTGGGTTGCCTTAATCTGATAAAAAAATTCCATGGTGGAGCCTCTTTTGGGTGTAAGATACCCAACAGCTAATGAGCGCTGCTTAGGTAGTGGTCATTGGTCAAAACTCGATTCCGGAAAGCTTTGGTCGGCTGACCGGGTACTTAACCCGCCTTGCGCGGGTTTTGTGCTTCTTGGGCGCCGGGCTTATTCGCCAGCTGAGAGATAAGCACTCCATCAAGTGCATCAAGCACCGGGTCGAACGTGGTATTCGACGGGATCTTGCTGACTGCGCGGATGACTGATGAAACTGAGATATCACCTTCACGAAGGCTATATCCGCCGCCCGGTCCTCTGTGCGAGGTGACCAGCTTGCCGCTGCGCAGCCGCTTAAAAATTTGCTCCAGGTAGGAAACCGAGAGCTTCGATTCTTTACTCAGTGTGGCGAGGGGTACTGGCTTGCCGCAGTAGATTCTTTTCAGAACCGCAACAGCCTGGACAGATGCCATCACTCGTTTCATTCCAAATTCCATGGTCTATCCCTTCACCGGATCCCGGCCATAGCCAGGGTTATCTTCAATAGCATCCTGCAGAACCTGAATCGCTTCGCCGTATGGAAGGGTCAGCGCCAGCTTAATCGCCGTTCCGAACGTCTCCGCTACAAGTTCAAACTTCTGAGCCAGGCGGTTCGCTTCCTCGGTCTGCTCCTCAACAGCCTCCATTTCAAACTGGTGCTCCTGCCAGACTTCATCCATAAAGTCTTCTTCAACTTCACCGCGCAGCGCTTCTTTTACTTCAAGAACAGGCAGGATGCCGATTAACTCCTCTGCCGGTGCGGTGCTATATCGCAATGCCAGTTCGTTCGCTGACATAAATCCTCCCGAAAAAAGGCCCGCCACGGGTGACGGGCAAAAAGAACTTTTCCAATTTAACCAGAACAGGTCTTCGTCTCCTGTTTGGTATTGATGGCGGGATTACCATCACGATGCCATGTGCACCTGGCATCAGGCTGGCAACAGCCATTGGTCAAAACTCGATTAAAAATGTAATGCTGGCTGTTGGTCGTCAGCCGATTTGTACGGATAACACTGTCCTTTAACGTGCTGCTCTGCGGCAGCTGCTTCACACACCGCCTCGGTGTTATAAACGCCGAGCATAATGTCTGAGCATTCCCCGGTGAGGGCCCAGACGGTAACGATTAAGGCGAAGAGCGAGGTCATGCGTTGAGCTCTGGATTGCCTTTCTGCGCCATGAAGTAGCAGAACTTGCGGATCAGGACTTCAACGATGTTGAGGCGAATAGCCTGCTGTTTAACTGGGATACGTGCATAGTCGATCATGGTTATCTCCTTGGTGCCATTTACGTCTGGCCGACGGAACGGTAAAGCCTGCTGCGCGTTAGTTTTTGTCATCTCATCCGGTGTTTCATATGCCGCCGGCAGCTACTACGTGGGCGTCCTGCCTGAATGACTTACTTGCTGCTTGGTGTGCTCGAAGTTTCACATGGCGTGAATATTACGTCAATACAAAAAGTGAATTTTATTTTTCACAAAACGTGAGGATTTTGATTTAAGGACGAAAAAAAACCAGCCGGGTGGCTGGTTATGGATGGTATGAGTTAATTAGCTATTTGTATCAGACTGGTCATCCATTGGCTTGAATCTTCCGCGAAGGTACTTCTCAACGTATTCATCAATTTCTTTAAGCCTGACCTGGAAGATATCAATCATTCTGTCTTGCTCAGTTTCAGGTAATTGTTTGAACAAATTGAGCATTACTCTTTGTTTTTCTGTAAGCCATTTATCTTCATCACCACGGTCACCGAAAAGCAGTTCGCCTGGTGAGGTGCCTAATATTCTAGCTAAAACCATTGCATCGTCAGCACCAACGTTCCTCAACCCGGATTCGTAATTGGCGAGACGAGACGCAGCTGACCACCCGCATAACTTTGCAGCTTGGGCCTGGCTCAATCCCTTTTGAATGCGCAGCGTTTTAATACGCTCGCCGATCTGTTCTGCAATTGTCTTCATGAGTCGATTTTATCACGCATAGTGAATCTTTATCGATTCACGATTATGTTGACATGCAATTCACGATATGTGAATAATGTTCACATCTTACAGGAGAGTCGGATGAACCTAATTTCTCACTATCGCAAAAAAGCAAACATTTCCCAGCTGGCGCTTGCACAACAGATTGGTTGGAACCAACCGCGTTTGGCGAACTATGAATCGAATCTGAGAACGCCAAGCCTGGAAGACTCCCGCCGTATCGTAGCCGCGCTAAATGCTCTGGGGGCGCGCTGTTCATTAGATGAGGTTTTCCCACCACTAACAGATGGTTAAGGAGTTCAAATGCAAGCCATTACTTATGAGCATGATAACCAAAAGGCTATCGCTCCGCTGAAAACTAAAAATCAGTATGAACCTCGCCGCAGAGACAATTTGCGACGCCAGGTGATCCTGACAGCCGTTCGTGAATGGGAGCTTACTTTGCCCGGCCAGGCGCAGGACGTTGTTACCCAGCTGGTGGCCGAACAGTGGGCTAAAGAGGGCGGGCGAGGTATCACTGTGAATAAACAGAACCTTTATCGCTACCTAAAAAATGAAACCAACTCTACTAAGTACACTGGTTACGTCATGAAGCTCGCGAACGCAATCAGCATCGCCATGCCGATTGAGATCGCCAGAAAGCATGGCCTTCGCCAGGGTAAAACCGAAGCCGAATTAGAGGCAAGCGCAATGAAAGAATGCAGCGAGGCCCTACAGGCGAAGCTACTGGGCGCTCCTTTGCAGAAACTGGAAAAGGAGATCCGTGAAGCAGCAATAGCTTTGTTCAGCCTTTTGCCATCCGATACGGCGGGACCACTACTGGCAAGTATTAGTGCCGTAGCGCCACAGTTCTTGTAATCGAGTTTTGACCAATGACTACCAGCTTAGCTGGTTAATACGAGGATATAGATGGCCCGTATCAGAACAGTTAAACCTGAATTCTGGACAGATGAGAAGGTGGTGGAATGTTCAATTCCAGCCCGCTTGCTGTTTATCGGGTTGTTCAATTTCGCTAATGACCTGGGCTGCCTAGAACGATCACCGAAGCGCATCAAGATGCAGATATTCCCGGCAGACAGCATCGACTGTGAGCCGCTCATCTGTGAGCTTATTACTCATGGATTACTCATTGAGTATTCAGTGAGTGGTAGTGATTACCTGTGCATTAAGGGCTTTTCCAAGCATCAGAAAATCAATCGTCCCTCAGCCACAAAAATACCGTCGCCGCTTGCACTCACTGAGCCCGAAGTAAAAAACGAAGGTGGAATCAGTGAGGACTCAGTGAGCCCTCATGGAGTTATCAATGAGTCCTCACTGACGGATACGGATACGGATACGGAAGGGAAAGTAATAACCCCCTCTCTTAGCGAGCGCGAAGAGAAAAGCGTGGTTCAGCCTCATCAGGACGAACCTCAAAAGCCGAGATATCTCGAAGGGCTAGATGAGCCGATCGGTAAATTCACCATGACCAGCGCGTGGCTGCCGTCCAGAGATTTTCGCCAGCGCGCGGCGACGTGGGGAGTCGCTTTGCCCGACCCTGATTACCTTGTCACAGAGCTCGCTGAGTTCGCGTCGTACTGGGAGTCAGAGGGCAAGGTGTTTACCCAGGTTCAGTGGGAACAGAAATTTGCACGGCACATCGTGCTGGTGAGATCGAAAAAACAACCGGAAACCGGAGGTAAAGACAATGCAGGAGTTCGGGGAGAGCCTACAGCATCCAGGGCTGTTCAGCAGATTCAGTCAGCCCACGCAGAGTGGCGCCGCCGTAATGGACTTGATGGCAACGGAAACAGCATGGCGCCTGTGGCAGGTCATGGGGGAAATATTCTCGAACCGGTGGACGCAGAAGAATGGGGCGGAGCCTTCGGCGCTCTGGATAGCCCAAGTCGGTTCGATGAATGAACAACAAATCAAGATGGTCTGCCAGCAGTGCATGAAGCGGTGCGCGGTTGGAAACACATGGCCGCCGGATCTTGCTGAGTTTGTATCGCTCGTTTCAGAGAGCGGCGCTAACCACTTCGGCCTGACGTCCGAATGTGTCATGTCGGAGTACCGTCGCTGGCGCAACGAGTCATATCGATACTCAGGCAGCGATAAATATCCGTGGTCGCAACCAGTGCTGTACCACATTTGCATTGAGATGCGCAGAACGGGCGTGGAACGCCAGATGACAGAGGGGGAACTCAAAAAACTGGCAGAGAAGCTATTAACAAAATGGAGCAAGCACGTCAGTAACGGCCTTTCGGTACCGCCGATTCGCCGCCAGCTTGCAGCACCGCAGCACCCGGCAGGGCCAACTCCGGCGCAGCTGCTGATGGAAGAGTACAAGCGCCGCAAAGCGGCAGGTTTAACCAACTAAATCGAGTAATGACCAATGACCAAACCATTAACCCAGAAAGAGCAGGTGGCAGTTTTTGTGCGCTACCAACCGAACTGCGCCGTCGGCGATGTTTCCGAAGCGCTGGATATGTCAGGTGCAACAGCAGGCAAACTGCTGCGCGAGCTGAGTGACGACGGAGTGATAACCCGCTCCCGCAACAGCGTTCAGTACACCTATGCGGCGGTACCACATGCCGATATTCCGGATGTGATCCTTCCGTGCATGGAGGAGAAAAGCGACCCGGTGAAGATGCAGGCCGCTGAACAGAAAGCGAAGGCGCTGGAAGAAAAGGGGCTGTGGCGCCGCGCTGCAGCGGTGTATTCGGACATGTTCGGCATTGCCTGCAGCTCTGTGGAGGTTGCCCGGATCGCCAAACGCCGCAAAGAGTGCCTGCGCCAGGCGGGGAGGGCCTGACTGATGCCAAGACCAAAAACACACAGGGAACGTACCCTGTTCATCGCCTGGATTATCGAGCTGGTAAGAAAGAATGGCCGCGCTACGACCAATGATGTCGTCGCCATGTTCGGCCTGCATCGCACCACCGCCGAGAAGTACATCCGGGCTGCCATAGAGCAGGGTCATCTTATCCGCCACGGACGCTGCGGCGTCTTCCGCGACCAGCGGGCAGTTATCGACTTTGACATGGAGCGTTACACCCATCGTATGACGGCGAAATGAAACTAAAGCTTGAGGATCAACTATTACCAAGCCGCCCGGTAAGGATTTTTAGGGCGGTTATGAGCGAAAATCGGGCGCCAGCATAGCGTAAACAGGCGTCCGATATTTTGAAGTGGGTTGATTAATTAACCCGCTTCCCCGTTTCGTCAATGACCTTCTCGCCATCCTCTTTGGTAAACGCTCCTTTCTGGCCTTCCGGTAGAATATCCAGCACTATTTCTGAAGGACGGCAAAGACGAGTGCCAAGCGGCGTAACGACAATCGGCCGATTAATCAGGATCGGATGTTGAAGCATGAAATCAATCAACTGCTCATCACTAAATTTCTCTTCATCAAGTCCCAGTTGCTCATAAGGCTCAACGTTTTTACGCAGCAAGGCGCGCACCGTAATTCCCATATCTGAAATAAGCTTAATAAGCTCATCCCGGGTCGGAGGGGTATTGAGATAATAAATTATCGTCGGTTCGTTACCGCTGTTGCGGATCATCTCCAGCGTGTTGCGTGAGGTGCCACAGGCCGGGTTGTGATAGATGGTTATATTGCTCATATTAGTATCTCATTACAAAGTGACAGAGAGCCGCCACGCCAGCGCGGCCAGAGTAACAAACAGCACCGGCACAGTCATGACAATGCCGGTACGGAAGTAATATCCCCAGGTAATCTTTATATTTTTCTGAGCAAGCACATGCAGCCACAGCAGGGTTGCCAGACTGCCAATCGGGGTGATTTTCGGGCCTAAATCGCAGCCAATCACATTGGCATAAACCATTGCCTCTTTGACGACGCCGGTCGCCGTACTCCCGTCAATCGAGAGCGCGCCAATCAGTACCGTCGGCATATTGTTCATCACCGATGAGAGAAATGCCGTCAGGAAACCGGTGCCGAACGTCGCTGCCCATAACCCTTTATCTGCCAGAAGATTCAACACGCCAGACAGGTAATCCGTGAGCCCTGCATTGCGCAGGCCATAGACCACCAGGTACATGCCGAGCGAGAAAATAACGATCTGCCATGGCGCACCGCGCAGGACTTTCCCGGTGTTGATGGCATTACCTCTTTTCGCCACCACAAACAGCACTGCTGCGCCAGCCGTCGCTATCGCACTGACCGGGATCCCCAGCGGCTCTAGGACAAAGAAACCGACAAGCAGCAATAAGAGGACAATCCAGCCCGCCCTGAAGGTTGCCGGATCCTTGATCGCACTGGCAGGCGTCTTCAGCAACGAAACGTCATACGTGGCCGGAATATCCCTGCGGAAGAAGAGATGCAACATGACCAGGGTGGCCGCAATCGCTGCCACATCCACAGGGATCATAACGGAGGCGTACTGCGTAAAGCCCAGACCGAAAAAGTCCGCCGAGACGATATTCACCAGGTTAGAAACAATGAGCGGCAGGCTGGCCGTATCTGCGATAAATCCTGCGGCCATGACAAAAGCCAGAGTCGCGCCCTGGCTGAACCCCAGTGCAAGCAGCATCGCAATCACAATCGGCGTCAGGATCAGCGCGGCGCCGTCATTGGCAAACAACGCAGCAACAGCGGCACCGAGCAACACTATCCAGGTAAACAGCAGGCGGCCACGTCCGTTACCCCAGCGGGAGACGTGTAGTGCAGCCCATTCAAAGAAGCCGGACTCATCGAGCAGCAGGCTGATAATGATGACTGCAATAAATGCTGCTGTCGCGTTCCAGACGATATTCCAGACAACGGGAATATCAGCGATATGGATGACACCGGTTCCCAGCGCCAGCACAGCCCCAATACTCGCGCTCCAGCCAATACTCAGGCCTCTGGGTTGCCAGATCACCAGTACCAGCGTCAGTAAAAATGTACTCCCTGCCAGAAGCATCTCAGACTCCGTTATATATGATTATGTAAATGTGTTTTTCTTTCTCAGCAGGAGGTGCAGGCTGATTTATCCAGCCATTCACGCACATCCTCCCGCATACACTGCCAGGACGTAGTGATTGTCTCAGCTGCCCATGCCGGTATGTGGGGTGACAGACGATAGTGGATCCATTTGCCTTCACGACGGTCAAGTACCAGCCCGGCCTCGCGCAGGATAGCCATATGTCGCGAGATTTTGGGCTGCGATTCGGAGGTGGCCGCGCAGATATCGCAGACGCACAGTTCACCGGACTCCCGGAGAAGCATGACGATGGTGAGCCGTGTTTCATCCGACAGGATTTTGAAAAGCTGAACAGGTTGTAGCATTTATCACTCCATTCCCTTTAGAATATACATATGGTAAATCATATGTATTGACTTTGAAATCATCTATTCTTTCCGGAGGAGAAAAATGGAACAATTTCCTGCCCTGAACACCGAATGCTTTGATCAACACATCGCTGAACGCCTGCACCTGCAGGAGCCGCCACGGATTCTAATCCTGTATGGCTCAGTAAGAGAGCGCTCCTACAGCCGCTTTGCCGCGGAAGAAGCTGGTCGCCTGCTGACGGCAATGGGCGCGGAAGTAAAACTCTTTAACCCCTCCGGTTTACCCCTGCCGGATGATGCTCCGGACACGCATCCTAAAGTCACAGAGCTACGCGGTCTGGTCAGATGGTGTGACGGGATGGTGTGGAGTTCTCCGGAACGGCACGGGGCTATGAGCGCAGTTATGAAGGCGCAGATCGACTGGATACCATTAAGTGAAGGCGCGGTTCGTCCTTCACAGGGCAAAACACTTGCGGTAATGCAGGTCTGCGGCGGCTCCCAGTCCTTCAATGCAGTGAACCAGATGCGTATTCTGGGCCGCTGGATGCGGATGTTTACGATCCCCAACCAGTCTTCTGTGGCTAAAGCCTGGCAGGAATTCGATGAAAATGGACGTATGAAACCTTCGTCATGGTATGACCGCATCGTCGATGTAGCCGAGGAGCTGTTTAAAATCACGCTGCTGCTTAAGGGACAAACCGGCTATCTTGCGGATCGTTACAGCGAGCGAAAAGAGAGCCATCAGGAGCTTTCATCCCGTGTCAATCAGGACAAAATATAATGCCTTTTATTCGTTAATCCATACTGCATGAGCTTAATAACGTCCGCTATTGGCACAAAACGGAAGTTATTCTTTAACTTCCCCTGTAAGCGGGACTCTGTTAGCGCTTATTGAACTTTACAGACTGGAACGAGCGATTTGCACACCGTGCGGCAAACGGGGTTATGCTCTCATTTTTCATAGTTCTTATTGACATTTTGTGTGCCTAAAGCATTGATCAAACCGGCCTACAGGTATACTGTATATTCATACAGTAAATGCAGCGGAGGCTATTATGAGAGTTGAGTTAAGCATTGATAGAAATAAAGAACTTCCTAAGGGCGCTGTCCCGGCTCTGGAAAAAGAACTGTTAACACGACTGCAGGATCAGGTAGGGGATTGCACCCTGGTTATACGACGAACAGGCTCAGATGGGTTAAGTGTTCTGGGCGGTGAAAAGGACGCGAAGAAGAAGGTAGAAGAGATCCTCCAGCAGACCTGGGAAAGCGCTGACGACTGGTTTTATTAATTCAGCATGTAATTAGTTTCCTGGGTGGAGGGTGCGGTGAAAGAAACAGAAAAATTTCCAAAAAAGGGTTATGCAGTCATCAGATGTCACGATGGGGTTATCGTTGCACGGCTGCACTCATTTCCTGAATTTGATCGCGCGCTGATGTACAGGCGAGGTGATGAGTTGTCGTTTACGCCGCTTCTGGATGATGAGATTGTAGGGTCGCCAACTCTCTTTACGCAGATGCTGGAGCGGGCAGGTTACCGCGTTTCGCTTAATTCTGTTAAACTCCCGTCATAGGCCTGAACAACCTATACCTGCTGCGCCACTGGAGAGATACCATGGCGCAAAAACCTACCAAACAAAAACTTAATCTGGTTCCTTTCGGAATCAGCGGTTTCTTTTTGCCTGCGCACTTACAGGTGGCAGCATGAAGAAAACCAGCTTCATCCACACCCAGCTCTCAACGAAAGAAGTGGACGAGCTTGAGGCCCGCTATCGCGCTAATGACGTGCGGACTGTACGCAGCCTTGATTTCGATCTCATCCACTGGACGCTCACCGCTTATCTGCCTGAGGCAAACAGAGCCCCGCGTCAGGATAAAACCTTCCAGCAAAAGCTCTGGAGGGAAGCGTGAAGACCTACAACATCACCCCGATGGGCAAACCCAGGATGACCAGGGCGGATAAATGGAAAAAGCGGCCGGAGGTTCTCCGGTACCGCGCGTTCTGCGATCACGTTCGTCTGCTGGGTGTCGAACTGCCGGAAGCAGGCGCGCACATTACGTTTATTCTCCCGATGCCCCCGAGTTGGAGCAAGAAGAAGCGGCAGGAAATGGCGGGAAAGCCCCACCAGCAGAAACCTGACAAAGACAACCTGGAAAAAGCCCTGATGGATGCCATCTATGCCGATGACGCACATATCTGGGATTCTCGCGTGACGAAGCGCTGGGGCGAAGAAGGGCAGATCATCATCGGGGAGATCGACTGATGCGCGCCTTGCTGAAACCGGTTATCGCCCGGGAACTGGGCGTTGTGCTGCTGAAACCCGGCAGCGAGCTGATGCCCATGTTCATTTCAGGGCGCGTGCTGGTGGAGAGCCAGCCTGCCAGCATGGCCAGCTTTGAGACCGGGCGAGTTCCCGAACTGCGGCAGCCGCTGGCGGCCAATCCGGCGCTGCGTCCGTTCTTCCTCCACGAAAAGGTGATCACCGCTGCTGGTGGGCTGGCTGGCCTGGAATACTGGTTGCTGCGCCACGGCGGCGGCACCTGCCAGTACCAGCACAGCGATTACCACTATCACGAACTGACCACCATGCGGCATGAGCCCGGCGCGATCCTTCTCTGCGGCCACTGCGACAACCGGCTGAGCGAGCAGTACACCGAACGTCTGGCGGAGCTGGCGCGCCAGAACGTCATCGACTGGGTGCTGGACACTGCGCGGTCGGCACTGGCGATCGACAAGTCCCGCGAGATATCCCTACCTGAGTTGTGCTGGTGGGCTGTTCGTGTCGGCGTCACCGATGCGCTGCCTGAATCCGTTGCCCGCGAGGCATTGCGCCTGCCGGCGGAGAAACAAACGTACCGCGAGAGCGAGATAGTGCCGTCGGTCCCAGCCACCAGCATCATCGCTGACAAGGCCCGCACGCTAGCAGTAGCACCGGCAGCCACACCACCAGCCATTAAGCCAGTCGTGGGCGTGCTGGTGGAACCTGAATCACCGCAGACCCTCATGAAACGGCCAAAGCGGGCCCGATGGGACAAACCCAAATATCTGGCATGGGTTAAGACGCAGCCCTGCGAGTGCTGCGGCAGGCCGTCAGATGATCCACACCATCTAATCGGCTGGGGGCAGGGGGGCATGGGAACGAAGGCGCACGACAGTCTCGTGATCCCCCTTTGCCGTCAGCACCATACCGAACTACATAACGATCCGGTGAAATTCGAGCGTAAGCACGGTACTCAACCGGAAATGATAATCAGAGTGCTGGACCGGGCCTTTGCGCTCGGCGTTCTGGCTTAAGGAGCAGTACAGGATGACACCACGTCAACGCCGCATTCATATCGAAGGTCTGGGTAAAGCAGCATCTGCACCGCGTAAAAGCTGGCTCGGCAAGTTCACGCCATTAACGGGCGTTCAGTCAGCGTGGATCAAATCCTTGCTGACGGTCTGGGGCGAATGCGCCGGCGGTAAAACCCGCGCGCAATACCGCCTGGAGAATTGCAGCCAGTTTTGGTCTGAGGTCAAGCAATCGGAGTGGTCGGACAGTCAGCTGTCGCGCATAACTGAGGCTCTGGGCCAGGCGAGGGAAGAGGGGTTCCGTGGCGTGCAGGCGGCGTTGCGTGCCCGGGCCATTCTGTGGCCGGTGACTCTGTCAGCGTTAATCGAAGAGAGCGAGCGCCGCGATGATGCTGACTTTATCGAGCAGATCATGCTGAACACTTTCGACCTGCACGACCCGGTGTATCTGGTTGGCCTGCAGTTCTATACCACCCGGAAGAAGATCTCCGACATCACCCGGGAACTGCAGCACGTGGCTCCCTGGCTAACTGACGGCGAAGCGCGTAAGCGCGTGCGCTGGTGCCTAGAAATCTTCCAGGCAAAGGTCTTTTTGACTGTGCGCCGGCAGATGAAAACTCAGCAAAACTGAGAAGCCAATTAAAATATATTTCAATTTATGTTGAAAACGGGCCAGAAAAATGAATAATTCATTCATGCTTGGCAGAGCTGCGCCACGATGGCAGCGACGAAAAGCCTTTATCAAACAAATTACGAAACCTCGCTCCGGCGGGGTTTTTTATTATTAATAAATAGTAAATGATATGTATCTTTTAAGATGCAAGCCACGTAGAGTGCCCCGGTGGTGAATCCCCCTCAGCGGTGGGGCGGCTAGGCAAAACGAGTCGGGTTTGTAAACGCGGTTCTGTGGTCTAGCACAGGGTCACCGGGAGGCACCCGGCACCACAACCTCAGTATCATCTCTTCCCAGGGCTACCGATTGGCGGCCTTTTTGTTTTACATGATTCTGGTCTTCATAGTATCGCCGGTCTTTTTCGTTCATACTGAATAAATAAACAGATAAAGTTAGCTTTATTGCAGGAAAGCGATTAGGCTGCGTCTGTGGTGAATCCCCCTAAGCGGTGGGGCGACTAGACTGGGAGGTGAATGACGCGATTCTGTGGTCTAGCATAGAGTCACCGGGAGGCACCCGGCATCACATCTTCAATATCATTTATTTCTAAGGCTGCCGATTGGCGGCCTTTTTGTTTTACATGACCCTGGCTAGCACAGCACCGTTGGTCTTTTTGTTCATACTGAATAAATATACAGATATAAATAGCTTTATGGCAGGAATAAGACTAGGCTGTGCCTGTGATGAATCCCCCTATGCGGCGGGGCGACCAGACATGGCAGGTGTATAGAGCGCGGTTCTGTGGTCTGGCGCAGGATCACCGGGAGGCACCCGGCATCACAAATTCAGTATTAATTATTTCTAAGGCCGACTTTGGACGGCCTTAGAAATAGTGCCATTTTTATTAGCAATGCTATATTTGAATTAGCATTCGATAATGCTCTCACGAAATAACTAGAGTGACCTGGGCAACTGCCCACTATGTATACAACGGCGTTTCTGACCAGCATTCACTGCTGGTCTTTTTTTACCGCCATTAGCTCAACCGGAGAAAGCACGGAGCTTCTACCTCTGTGGTTCGGGGTTCGAATCCTCGATGGCGGACCATTACATCGCTTCACTCATAATTAAGTATTTCTAACACCAGCCTGCAATCAGAATGGTTACTCTCTCTCCTCAGTGAGGGAGGGTGAAGTATGAGAGAAGGTTTTTACTGGATACAGCACAATGGCAGAGTTCAGGTTGCCTACTATACCCATGGAGAAACGGAAGACCTTGAAACGGGTAAGACCGTAATCGGTATCTGGCACCTGACGCAGGGTGATCCCATTTGTGATAACGGCGAAGCAGAAGTTCTGGAAGGTCCTCTTACACCATCATGATCTCGTCGGTCGTTCCGGGTTTGATGAAGGTGGTCGTTATTCGAATGCGTTCCCTGTATATAACATTTAGGCGAATTTGGAATAACGCTCCTAATAACTGGCATCATCGCACTCCTGTAACCAGACTTAGTTTTCTGCTTACGAATGAAAGGAGCGAATTATGCCAGTTAACCATGCTGAATGCATCGAGGTCTGCTACAAATGCGCGGCTGCCTGTGATTATTGTGCGGCTTCATGTCTTAAAGAAGAACAAGTGGATATGATGCGTGAGTGCATCAGACTTGATATGCAATGTGCGAATATTTGTCGGCTCGCGGCGCAATTTATGACCTTTGATAGTGAATTTGCCAAATCGCTATGCCAGGTCTGTGCAGAAGTCTGTCAGAAATGCGGTGAAGAATGTGGGAAGCACGAAGCAGAACATTGTCAGAAATGCTCTGAAGCTTGCCTTCGTTGCGCAGAAGCGTGCCGCTCGATGGCTTAATGGAGCTTTCTCCCAGCTTTCTGTTTGAGCATCGACACTTAGAATTCTGACAAATTTTTGCTGTGGTCAAGAGTCAGGTGAATCCCCCTGAGCGGCGGGGCAATCCAGTTTACTGCTAAGTGCAGATATGCTTGCGGCTCGTATGGCTGGTAACGAGTCACCGGGAGGCACCCGGCACCTGTCTTATTCTCCATTTCTGAGTTAAATATCGCCTGCTAGTAAAGCAGGCTTTTTTGTATGCGCTTCGTTAGTAGTGCTATTATTTAATCGTGAGCCAAGCCAGAACCATTAACCGGACATCCTGACCGACCAGTAACGCTGCCCGACACAGCTGCTGTATGGATGATGGCGAGGTAAAATGCCTACCTACTTAGATTTCCAACTCAGTTAGGCCCGCTTAAAACGCGGGCCTTTTTTATCTCAGGCTCCCGGAACCCCCATCAAGGTCCTGTCGTTAATTCATCCGGAGAGCCTGACCCCTTCCCATACGACACCCGCGAACCAGCGAGGTGAGAGACATGAAAATGAACAACGACCCTCACTCCTGGACGGAGTTAATCGATCTACTACATAGCTGGTGGCGTGGTGAAACCCCCATTGGCGCCGTGCTGCTGTCAGTTGTGATGGCAGTGCTAAGAATTGCCTACGGTGGCGGTGGATGGAAAAAGATGCTGCTGGAAGGCCTGATGTGCGGCGCCATGACGTTAACGGCTGTATCCGCTCTGGATTACGTAAACCTTCCTCAATCTCTCTCCATCGCTATCGGCGGAGCGCTGGGCTTTGTCGGCGTCGAACAGGTCCGTTCTGTAGCAAACCGAGTTATCAACGTCCGCTTTGGTGGCGACACCAAGTAAGGAACCCTATGAATCAAGCACAATTTCAGAAGGCGGCTGGGCTAAGCGCCGAATTGGCTGCGCGCTGGTATCCACATATCGACGAGGCAATGAAAGAGTTCGGCATCACCACAGTTAACTATCAGGCCATGTTCATCGCGCAGCTGGGTCACGAATCGGCAGGCTTTACCTCGCTGGTGGAGAGCTTCAACTATTCGGTCGACGGCCTGAAGAAAACTTTCGGTAAGCGCCTGACGCCGTACCAGTGCGAGATGCTGGGCCGGGTTGACGGTAAGCAGACCGCCCACCAGCCGCAGATCGCCAATCTGGTATACGGCGGTCGCATGGGCAACATCTTCGAGGGCGACGGCTGGAAGTATCGTGGCCGTGGCTTGCTGCAAATCACCGGGCGGGAGAACTACACGAAATGCGGCACCGCCCTGAAGCTTGATCTGGTGAGCACGCCGGAGTTGTTGGTGCAGGAACGACACGCTGCCCGGTCGGCAGCCTGGTTCTTTGGGTTACGCGGTTGCCTGCTGTATTCCGGCGATATCGTGCGCGTCACGCAGATTATCAACGGCGGGCAGAATGGACTGGCTGATCGCAAGGTGCGTTACAGCCGGGCACAGGCGGCGCTGTCATGAAGCTGCGATACGTTCTGCTGGCGTTGGTGGTCGCTATCTCGGTCACCGGGGCAATCGCCTGGCGTTCTGGCTGGAGTGCGCACGCTGACCATATCAACACGCTTGCGGCGAAGAAGAAGGATAAAGCCGAGAAGATTATTCAGCCGGTTGAAGAGAAAGCCGCTGCGGCCACGGCTGAAACTACCGTGATTTACCGAACCATTACCCGCGACGTGGTGAAATATGTTCAGTCTCCGGATCGTACTGTGTGCCAGTTTGACGATGCTGCTGTGCAGCTGCGCCAGCGTGCAATCGACGCTGCCAACTCCATCAGCGGATTTGATGCAGGAGCCGTGCATGGGAAGTGATGCTGGTGTCAACAGCGACGAAGATCTACAGGCTGATATAGAGACCGCGCAATGCCTGCGCCAGCTGCGTTTAGATAAGTACCGCTGGCAGGCCTGGTATAACGCTGTAAAGTAAATGCCGAGCGAAGCTAAATTGCTGGTGGGCTTACTTGCTCTGAAAAATACCCCTTCCGAAATGAAATCCTGCAGTTCGGAAGGGAGACCAAGAGGGGTCATCTTTACAAGGAGGATATGAATGTAGCGCATGACTCAACAAAAATCTGAAGTATTAAAATAATAACTTAAATGACATTTTTTTAGATTTGACTAATACCTTCTGGGTATTTATTGGCCCGACTAAGCAAAAAGTTTTATACAACTCACATTAAAAATTTCGGCATCAACTACATTCAAATTGCACGAGTGATTCGACATCTTTGCCATTTAAGCCAATCCCCCTAAGCGGTGGGGCAACCAGTAAATGCTGGACGTATGCGAATTTGCTTACTGGAGTAAGTTCACCGGGAGGCACCAGGGGTTTGAGGGTAAGACTGAAGGAACAGGCTTAACGTCGAACTTTGTGAATCGCCACAGATAATCTAGACACTTCCGAGCCGCTGATAATATTGGTTTTCGTATTCAGTTGGTGGCATATGATCACTCGAACCATGCCGACGCTTACTGTTATAAAACATTTCGATGTAATCAAAAATATCACCGCGGGCTTCTTCTCGCGTTCCGTAGATCTTTTTCTTTATCCGTTCACGTTTCAGTAGCTGGAAAAAACTTTCTGCGACTGCGTTGTCATGACAGTTACCGCGACGGCTCATACTGCCCTCCAGCCCGTATGATTTCAGGAACGACTGCCACTCATAGCTTGTGTACTGACTGCCTTGATCAGAATGAACCAGCACCTGCTTTTGAGGATTACGTCGCCACACGGCCATCAGAAGTGCATTCAGGACAATATCCTTTGTCATCCGGGGCTGCATTGACCAGCCAATAACTTTGCGCGAGAACAGGTCAACAACCACAGCCAGATACAGCCAGCCTTCGTGAGTCCGGATGTAAGTGATGTCCGTTACCCAACGCTCATCCGGTGCTTCCGGGTTGAACTGCCGCTGGAGCCTGTTGGGCGTCACGATGCTGGTTTCACCCTTACGTGCCCGTGGGCTACGGTACCCGACCTGAGCCCTTATCCCGGCTCGCTTCATCAGTCGCCAGACACGGTTAACTCCGCACTGTTGTCCGGTATCCCGCAGGTCGAGGTGGATCTTGCGATAACCATAAACGCAACCCGACTCCAGCCAGAACTGCTTTATCAGCCCCGTCAGCCTCAGGTCAGCATGATGCCGCCGTGAATCCGGCTGCTGAAGCCAGGCGTAAAAACCACTCGGATGCACATCCAGCACCCGACAAAGCAGTCGGACAGGCCAGCAATGGGTGTTGTCACGGATAAAGGCGTACCTCAGTCGGACAGCTTTGCGAAGTACGCCGCGGCTTTTTTTAATATGTCCCGTTCGTCGGTAACCCGCTTCAGCTCTTTCTGGAGGCGTCGGATCTCGGCCTGAGCGTCTGACTGGACTTTATTGGTTGAGGAATCCGGGCCATATGCCTTTATCCAGGCATAAAGACTGTGGGTGGTGATACCGAGACGTGTTGCCACGCTGGAAACAGAATGGCCGCGATCAACAACCTGTTTTACCGCTTCAATTTTAAACTCTTCGGGATAACGCTTACCGCTCAT